GATATTTTGCTCGCTATACTGGCTGTTCGTCTCATCAACGATGCTGCGCAGCACGAGCTCGTCCATGTCCCAAATCTTGCCGCCCACGGCGTGGCGCTTCGTGATGCCCGCGCCAGCGACGATCTCCAGCGCCGGCCAGACGTCGGTGTAATCTTTGATGGCGCCGATGTTGACCGTTTTGTAGGCATTGGCCGCGCCTCCGGCGAGCGCCACGTTGATGTTGGCGCTGACATAGCTTTGGATGACTTGTTCTAAGCCGTAGGTATTGGCGCCCATCTAGCCACCTCCCATGCGCGCGAGCGCCTGCCCGACGGCGGCTTCAATCAGTTGGAGTACCGCCTGCTCGTTATCATTGAACGCCGGCTGCATATACGGTTTCGCCGGATCATTGGCGAAGAAGCGTCCAAGTGAATCGGTTTTGCCCGAAAAGCCATATTCACGGCGACGCGCATAGGGCGAATCAGAGCCGATCTGTACTTCATAGGGCGTATCCATGACAGGTGTAATGGTCGATGCCAGCGCGCCCGATGGGTTGGTAAACACCTGCCAGGTATTGGCCGCGGCGGCGTTGGCAAGCAACGTCCCGGCCGCGGCCATCGCTGCCTGCACCTCCGGCTCGAGCAGCGTCTTGAGGCCGTACATCTGGGCAATCTCTGCGAGACTGCTCGGCTGGAACGAGAGCGTAAACGTCATTGCCGGCTTCCCTCGCTAACTCGTTGGATTCGACTTGCCGAACACCCGGTCAAGGACGAGCTCGACATGCCCGTCAGGGAAATCCTCCGGAATATTGATCACGCGGTACTTCACGTCCGCGCCGGTCTTCGGATCAACATTCGCCTCGTCTTGCAAAAGATCGCTTTGCTCCAGCGCCACACTCGTCAGACTGTAGGCGGCGAAGCGAAAGTAGGGCGCCTGGCCGCCATGATAGGCTGCTTCCTGCGCGCTCATATTGTCCAGTTGCAGCGGCAGGTGCTGCGCGATTGGCGCGCCTGCGCGTGTGGCAGTCACCTTGATGTCCTGGCTCATGACCAGCCTCCGGCAATGATGCCAAGCACGTAGGGTTTTGACGCAGCCGCAGTCAGGCCACCCATGTCGGCGGTCGTCGCGAGCAGGCCGCCGCTATTGGTGCTGACGCCGATCCAGGCCGGAAAAAAGCCTTGACTGCTGCCGTTGAGATTGCGCGACGCCTTGAGAATGGCGTCCGTTCCGTTGTCGATCCACAAGGCCAGGTAGTAGCGCCCAGGCGCAAGCGACAGGGCCGCAGACAGTGTAAAACGATTGACGCCCGCCGCGAGCGCTTGCACGCCTGTATGGCCGAGCAGGTTTCCGTTAGCGTCGTAGATGCCGAGATCGACGTGGCCGGTAGGCGTACCGGTCGCGACGCAGCTCAGCGCGGTAATCGTCATCGGCGCTTCGACCGTGACTCCTGCGAGATAGCTGGTGTTTGTGGCGAGCGCCCCGCCTGATCCGGCGGCAGGATCGCCTGCCACCAGCACCCACGGTACCGGCGGCGGCGCGACATGAATATGACTGCTCATTAGAGCCACCCCCGGATCACGATGTTATTGGCGCTCGCGCCGTTGACGTTCTGTGCGGCGGCGGTATAGAGATGCAGGACTGCGCAGGCATTGCTGAGAAACAGCGTCGCGCCCGCGGCTAACTGCGCCGCGCCGACTTGCGCGGCAGCATCCAGTTCCCAGTAGATGACGGCCCCCGTGTTGTTTTGGATCTCCAGGTAGTGGACCTGCTGCGCAAAGGTCAACGCCGTATCAGCACCCACGTTCGTCTGCGCGGGCGGCGAGGAGAGCGCCACCGCGCCCTGTTGCGCCACGCCCTGAATAGGGATGTAGCTGTCGTCGCGAAGCAATTGATCGCTCATGTGCGCCTCCGATAGCGTGTGCAGAGTGCCTCCGCGCGCACCTGGTTCAGCGTTTTGCCGTCTTTCGTCAGGAAGGTTTGCCGTCGTTTGCCCATTTGCACCTCGACAGCACCGCTGGGATTGAAAAAGTCCAGCATCGAGTCCGCGAAGAACAGCTCCGTCGCGCGTTTGATGTCGTCAGGCACGGCCGCGTAGCCCGCTGTATATGTCGTCTTGATGAGTCCTTGCGGCAGGATGATCGTGCCGATGATGAAGGTGTAGAAGCCGGCTGCCGGATCGATAGCCAGCGTCGTCGGGTCAATGGCAACGTAGGCGTTGTCAAAGCTGTACGCATGTTCGACGTTGATAATCGTGCCGATGATCGGATACTGCTTCAAGAACACCTTGCGCGTGAAGTCCATGCCGCGTGCCATCATCGGCGCGTGCGCCAGCGCGATCTGCGCCTCCTGGGTGAACGCTTCGGCATAGAGATCGGACGAACTGGAGCGCCCGGTCTCATCGACTTCCTGGTAGCAACCCACCGCCGCCGCGCCTGCGCTGTGTGAGAATGCGCAGGGAGCGGCCAGCGTGAGCGTTCCCGGATAGGGTGCGACGAGCGGCGTCGTGGGCGCGACGCCACCCGGTTGGATGAGAATCGTTTCCTGGAGACTGCCGCTGTCGATGATCACCGCCTGCTCGGATAAATTATCCCAGCCTAACGTACTTGCAACAGGCAGCGATGTCGATCCTGCTGTTATGCCAGGAGCAGCTACAGCGGTTGTTTGCGGAGCGCCTATTCTCTTCCGGCAGGTATTGTCAACCGTCTGCGACGCGGCCATGAGCATCTCATCCAGTATCCCGCTGGGAAGCTGGCTGATTTGTTGCGCCAGAGCCAGGCCGATTGGCCTGCTCTGAAGGTCTGATGGCGTCACGTACAGGCGGGGCATTGATTACTCCTCACAAATTCCAATCCAGCCGTTGACCGTGCCGCTGGCAGTCACGTCGATAAACAGGTGATTGTTAGCAGCGCTCGAGAGAATGCCTTCACCCATCGGGCCCGAAGACTTGCCTGTACTCGCCGCCATGGTGCCAGTTCGCAGCACTTCCGTGCCAGTCGTATCTTCGAGGAGAATGGCTCCAGCGACAGAAAGGCCGAGATCGTACCCAAGAATGCGGAATTTCTTGCCCGTCGTTGGCGTGTAGGAATCAACCGGTGTCCCGGCTGTGACCGCGACGGCCTTGAATTGGATGAACTTCGAGATGATGCGCTCGCGATCAATCGTCGCGCCGTTGTATTTCCCGACCGCCATCATGCCAACGTTTGCCGCCGTCTGGCCGTCCGATCCCGCTTTGGTCACATGTTCCACCAGCGTCGCAGCGTAATCGGTGCCACTGTCAGTGCCAGAACTCACCGAGCCAGCCTGGGCCGCCCGGTATTTATGATTGGTGTTATCGTAGACCTGCCCTCCGGCGATGGGATCATAGTTGCCATCAGATTGCTGTGGCGCTGCCATGGCTTAGCCTCCTTTGGGTGGAATAGGAGGCGCGGGCGCCTCGGTCGTCGGCTGCGCTTTCTCGCGCAGATTCTTCGTCTTCTTCTGTTTTGCCGCGTAGGCATCTTGCTCATCGGCTGTAGCGAGGCGGAACGCGGGATGCGCGCCGCTACAGAGTTCGTTGGCGTCGTGCGTCGCGATATACGTGTCTTCGTGATCGATGGCAAGAAAGCCATCGATCACGTCATAGCTGCGCGCGGGCGCGTCGTGGCCGTCAATGGTCGCGGCAGCAAAGGCAACCTGGCCGGAGGAGCCGGCGCATTTCAGCAAAATCATGCTTGCTTGCTTCCTTTCTGGCGCTTACCCGCTGCGCACGCGACTCAGCTTAGCGGCGAAGGTTGGCGCGCGCATGGCGTAGCAGAGATCGGCCGTCAAGGCTAACTGCACGCTGCGGGCGTTGACTGGGGCCAGAAACTGGGTCTGAATTTCGTTGACCACCGGCACCACACTGAACTCCGGATCGCGGCTGACCAGGAAGATGTCGCTGAGCGTGGTCCCTGCCGCCTGCACGCGCGGGAAAGTCGCGCCATCAGGCACGGCAGCGGAGCCGCTTTGCGCGAAGGTGACGGCGTAGGCGCTGCTGGTGGTGGCCGGGTTGACCGGCAGTCCGGTGTCGTTCCAGGAGGTGATCGCGGTGTCGGTGTTGTCGAGCGCGGAGACCTCGGCGTAGAGCGACTCGGTGCCGGAAGCGCCGCTCGAGACATTGCTGCGGAAGATGCGATAGCCCAGGATGGGCAGCGCGTTGCCGAGCGGATCGTTGATGGTTGGTGTGGACCAGGAGAGCAGTACCTCGTGGCCGGCGGTTGGCGTGACGCTCACCTCGGCGGAGGCCAGGCTGATGCCATACTCGGTGACGGCCTCGACGACGTAGTAGTACGCCTGGTTGAGGAGCTGGCCGTTAGTAACAGCGCCGTTATCGACGGCGGTGATGGTTCCCATCTGGCCCTGGCTATCGAGCCACGAGGTTTCCATGATTGGGATGCCGCGATAGGTCAGCACATCAACGCCGGCATCGATGCCGGAGTCCACGATCATCTGGCCCGGCACGCCGTAGTCGTCGCGCGCGAATATCTTCATCTCGCTCATGAAGCGCTGCTGATTGACGAAGGTGCCATTGATGCGGCTCTGCATTTTCGAGGCGACCAGGAAGGCCCAGTTGCCGTTGTTGAGCTGCGTCGCTGCCGAACCTTTGATAACGTCGATCAGATTGTCGAAGCCGCTGAGGCTGAAGAGCGCGCCCGCGCCGTCGATTTTATTGCTCGCGGCGGTCTGGATGTCAATGCCGTCCCACTGCGGGCGCAGGGTGTTGAGCGTGGCGCCCGAGCTGCCCCACATGTGCAGGCACTCCTCGTGCCAGGCCATGGCCTTGCCCGCGCCCATCACTTCCAGGTCGTAGACATTGCCGTTCACGCGCGCAACTTGCGCCGTGAATTTGGCGATATCGAGGTTGCTCTGCGTGTGCTTGATCGTGAAGTCAGTCTGCACGTAGGTCGATGATGTCGCCGCCACCTGCGTGGTCGTTGGCGACTCGGTCGTGCTTTGCGCCTGCGGCAGCTTCGTGCGCTTGTTGAAGAAGTATTGATCGCTTTCCCACGTTTTGCGCGGGAAGACGCGGCGCAGCGGGGAAAAGCGGCGCACGCCTTCGAAGAGCAGGCGATCAATGAGCTTTGGAGTAAGATTACTGCCGCCGCCCGCCAGGTTAAAGGTTTCTCGCAAGTCTGATAGGGTGGCTACCATGCCGTCCTCCTGATGCTGTCTGGCGCGGTGCCTGGTAGCGACTCGCAAAGATGCTGTTGTGTGGTTATCGGCGCTTAGAGCGGCTGCCACTTCTCCTCGACCATAGCGCAGGCCGCCTGCGCCAGCTCGTTGATCATCCAATCGATGTTGATGTCGTCCGGGATCGGGCAGCTACGGTCGGAGAGCTTCGCCCAGTCGATCTCTTTGTGGCGTTCGCGCAGGTAGTCGCCGTTGCGATAGTGAACCACCGGCGGGCGATCTGCCGCTGCATCACGTCCAAAAGGGCGCGACAACGGCTGGTGGTAGTCAGGGAACGGCAGCGGCGAATTCGTCGCGCCTTCAACAAGTGAGCGGCGCTGCGGCGGCTGCGCAGGAGACTGAGCGGGCGCCGCAGCGGCGGGTACCGCAGCCTTCGCTTCCAGGAGCGCCTTGATTTCGGCGAGCTGCCGGTCCTGGGCATCGATGCGTTCCTGTAAGAGTTCTGCCTGCGTTTTGGGACGGCGCACTTCGTAGCCTTCGGCCGCCAGGACGCGCAGCGCCTCCTCTTTGGTGATCTGTGCCATGCGGCGTGGTCCTTTCGTGGATTCCAGATTGTTGGCGTTGGCGCGATCGGCAGCGTCCTGGCCGGCGTCGGGATTCTTGGCCGGGTCATTGGTGCTATCGTCATCGCCATCACCATCAGGGTCGGTACGGCCGGATGCCTGCGCGGGCGAATACTTGCCTTCGCAGTCCATGTTCAGCGCGTGCGCGGCTTTTTCGTGAATGCCGTGCAGGTGCTGCGCATTTTTCTTGCTGAACGCGCGGCCAGCCTCCGCCATCGCTTCCTTGGGCGCGCAGGGATAGCCGAGCGCCGCAGCGCTGTGATCATGGGCGTGCTGTACAGCCTCGGTCATGGCCGGGTCGGCTCCCTGCTGATCAAAATTCACGACTGGCGGCTTCTGCATCATCGTCTGCTGGTAGG